GAACAATGATGCAAGAAATTGGTTATAACCTTAGCGCAGAAAACCCTGAGCTTCAAAGACAAGTCGCAAAAGATATCGAAGAGACAGATATTTTATTGAAAACAAATTTACAAAATATTTTAACAACAATTAAGCCATTGTATCAAGCTACAGAAGAAACTAGAGCTAAATTTGAAGAATTATCTATGCGAGCAAGTGGAGTAGGGGCGGACACAGAAGAAGCTGATATAATAATTAAAGATATAAAACAATACATAGATAATACTAGAAAAACAGCACAAAAGGTTGATTATGCTTTAAAAACAAATGGAATAAAAAGTGTTCAAGAATATATTGCTGCTTTTAAAAATGGTACATTAAATGCAAAAGATGCTCAAAAATATTATAAAGAATTTGTATTTGCGTATCAAGACCCAATGGATGTTTTAGCTAAAAATCAAGATGCTTTAAATATGAGTGTTCAAAATACATTTTTAACTCGAAGCAGTCAAGATAAAGTAATAGAGCAATTAACAGTAGAAGAAGATAAACTAAGACAAAAACTAACAAATAGACAAATAACAGAAGACCAATATAATAAAGCTCTTGAAGGATTAAAAGATAAAATAATTCTTGAACAAAGAAGAGGTGGAACAATATTTGCAGAAGATTTTAGAAGTGGAAGACAGCAAGCTAGAGAAGCGAATGCGTTAGCTAATGAAACAAAATTATCAGATTTTGCTGGAGCATTTTTTGATGAATTTGATAATAGTGCTGCTGATTCATTTAGACAAGCTCAACTAGGCGCTAAAGATACTGCTAACACAATTAAAAGTGAATTCAATAATGCCTTCTTATCTTTTGCTAATGGAACAGCTACAGCTAGTGATGCTTTCACAAAAATGGCTCTTAATATTAGTGACAAAATACAACAATTAGCTATTGAATTTAGTACAAATCAAGTTTTTGGTGCGCTTTTTGGTACTACTAGCGGTATCGGTGGTGGAATCGGAGATTTTTTAAGCGGTCTATCCAAATCAAAAGGTGGAATTATTAAAGGTTATTCTACAGGAGGACATGTTCTTGGCGGATCAGGAAGTAAAGATGATGTTCCAGCTATGTTAAGCGGTGGAGAATATGTAATAAGAAAAAATGCAGTTAAAAAATATGGTCCAGAATATTTACAAATGTTAAATGAAGGAAAAGTTGGAAAACACTTTTTGGGAGGAGCGATGGGTTTAGCTATGGCAGGACTTGGTCAAGGCAATCCTTCTATGTTTCAAAATATAGCTCCAGTATTTGGTATAAATCTAGGTAATAGTAAAGGAAGTAATCAAAATATTTCTACCAGCGTTTCTCCAGCTTATATCATGGGCATAGGCACAAGACAGCGTAACAGAGAAGATAATTATTTTAAATACGGCGGAAGAGTCCAAAGATTTGCTAGTGGTGGAGAATCTTCTTATCTTGGAGTAAATACTTATAGATATAACGATCCTCTTTACCCAACCGCTGGACAAGAACTTTTTAGTTCAAATTTAAGTGGGCGAGCTGTTACTGATCCAAATAATCCTCAAAATAGAATTAGGCAAGATAGAGAAAAAGCGTTATATGATTATTTGAATTATGTTGAAGGAGTTAGATTAGAAAATGAAAGAGCATTACAAGAAAATATAGCTCTAAATAAAAAAATTCAAGATGAATACAATCAACAAAAAAGCGCAAAAAGTAGAGGCGCATGGATGAGTTTCGGTTTCGGTCTTCTTGGAGCAGGAGCAAGTCAATTTTCATCAATGGGAGGATTTGGAGGACTTGGAGGAGCAGGTGAAAAAGCATCGAATCAAGTTGGTTTGAGATCACCTTATGTTTCTCCATCTCTTGGTACATCTCCAGCGCCAAATCCATCTGCAAGACTAAAAGTAGGTAAAGCTATGGGAGGATATATTAGAGGTTTTGCAAATGGTGGGTCAAGTGGTAAAGATGATATTCCAGCTCTTTTAATGGGCGGTGAATTTGTAATGAGAAAAGAAGCGGTTAATATGTATGGTAAAAAATTCTTTAATGATCTCAATTCTGGAAGAGCAAGAAAATTTGCAGAGGGTGGAGAAGTTGGCATTAGTGGAGGAAGTTCTAGTAGTTATTCTCCAACAAATAATGTTAATATAACAGTTAATTTAAATCAAGAACAAGTAATATCAGAGACTAAGGACGATAGCTCTTCCGCAAATGAACAAAGACAAGCAGAAAATCAAAAAACAAAAGAATTAGCAGCAAGAGTTAAAGAGCAAGTTATTAGAGTAATTACAGAACAACAAAGACCAGGTGGATTATTAGGATCGAATGTTTATAAAAAACGATAACTTATAATATAAGTTTTGCAGAAAAATTAATTAAGTCTTTATCTGATATAATTTGAGATTTATTTATAGAAGTATTTTCATTTAAATATTCATTTAAATTTTGTAAGTCATAAGAGTATTTAAATAATAAAGTAATATACTCCCTGCCATCAATATTTGTCTTGTATTTTTCGCTATATTTGAGGTTATTACTGGTTTCTATATAGAACTTCTCATTGTTATAAAAAGTGGTTATATATTCAATATAAATATTGCAAGTATCGTTATTTTCTTCGATTTCAATGATTTTGGCTTGAAGTACCCCTTGGTTTTGAAGATAATCTAGATCAATTGCCACATCTTCATAAGAGCTAGAGTCTCTGCCGTAAAAGCCTAAATATCCCTTTTGTAGGTTATAATTATTATCAAGTACATCATCTGTATTTAAATCATTAGATAAGCATATAGTTTTATTCGTTTGATCTTTATTTAAAAGTGGGAAATAACTATTAAATACCATATCATTAATTGATAAATCTGAAGTTAAGCTATTTGAATTTAAACTTTGATTATTGAATAAATATAAGTAATTTTGATAAAATATTACAGTTTCATTATTTACAGATTGCTTGTATATCTTACCAATATTAAATGTTTGATTAGAAAAATATTCTTCATATAAATTATTAATATCTTCTTGAGATTCTTTTTCTTTTAAAAAATTATACAATTCAGATTGAAAATAATTAAGTGGAATAATTTTAATATTTAAATTTTCCGAAATTTCTACAATATCAGTTTCTATAAAAGGAACAGTAAGCAAAGTTGTTGATTCATTTACGTCTAACCATTTATCTTTTACATTTTCTATAAATAAATTGTTTAATTTTTTATTTTTCAAAATCTTATTAGAAACTTCACTTAAAATTAAAAAAGAGTGAATATTTTTTTGATTAAAATATTCTTTATTAATTAATAATTTTGCACTAACATAATCACTACTTCTATATATTTTATTAAATAAAATATTTTTATTTAAATCTTCTATAGTTTCGTATTCGACATTTACATTAAAATCTTCTTTATCATCATTATTATAGTCTATTGAGAATGATAACTCTTTAAAAAATCCTATTTTATTGTTTAATTCTTTAAATTTATTATAATTATCTTCAAAATTATATTTAAAATTACTTTTAATTTGATTTTTAGATAAATTAACGAAATATTTAATTTTAGGTATACCCTTAATTGCTTTAAATTTTCTTTCTAAAAGTGGTTCATTGTTTTTAATATTAAAATATTTTTGTACTATATTTCCATTTTTATCTTTTACAGCTATATTATAACTTGGAAAATCATCAAAAACCTCAACGTACTCAGGTATTTTTCTTAATGTATCCCACTCTAAAGTTAAGTTTAAATTATTTATTTTCATAATTAATATACATTTATTCCAGAAGCTGTTACGCTAAATACAGAAGCTTGATTTTGAAGTCTATAAAAACCAGTTGCTGGAGTAGATCTTTCTCCTATACTGTTTTCTGCGAAGACTCTAAAATAATAATCTCCAGTATAAAGTGGAGTAAAAAATGGTGGAAATATTGGAGTATTTATTGGGTTATTAGCAGCACCAGAATAGCTAGATATACCAGTTCTTAAATTAGTGGTTGATAATACATCTTTTAAATTAGATTGTGGAGTATTTGTTCCAAAATTAACTCCAGAATTAACATATACATAATATAAAGTATTAGAAGATGTTTCTGGTGGAACTATATTATAAATAATACTATTAATTCCACCTTGATTAGTTGTATAATGTCCTGCGGCTGGATTAGAAATATTTCTATAAAAATATCCGTTTGCATTTGTAAATAAACCACTCAAATTTAAAGTTGGTTGAGTTGGTAAAGCTGGGCGATTAGGAACATTAACTAATGTTGCAATATTATCTATATCTTTAAATTTTTGATCATTATACTCTAAAGCATTTATTGAAAATATAGTTGGTTCATCTTCTGTAACATTTAATACCCTATATTTTTTAGGTTTATTTAAATAAGGTTCGAGATAATATCCTGGATATGCAACGTTCTGTGGAGAGTTATTCATTTGAGATCTAGTGTTCATTCCTGCTGGTAAATATCCAGAAGTACTAATATCTAATGACCAAACTGTATTTTGAGGTAAAATATATCCAGAATTGTATAAAATACTTGGAAAATTAAGTCTTATATTATTACTATATATTCCAGATCCACTTGTTAAATAATTCAATGGATTATTTATCGTGATTGATTGTAATTGACTTCTTCTAAGAAATGAACTATTTAATCCAGAAACTCCAGAAGATGTAACATCTGAATATCCAGTAGCATAAAGATCTCCAAGTTTTGTTCCAAAATTTAAATTATAAGTTGGAGTTAATAGATTAAATACAACAGAATTATCAACATTAACACCAGTAATCGCATAGGTATTATTATAATTATAAGGAAGATCTAATATTGCATATCCAGTAGTTAATTCTAGTGTTCTTCCTGCATAAGCTGAGTTTTTTCTATATTGATCATAAATTGAAATGATATCTCCAGGTTTTAAAAAATTACCTTCTAAACCAACTTTAAAATCTACTAGTTCAGTTTCATTATTTTGAGTAGTAAGAAGCCATTTGCCAACTCTTCTAGCTTGATTTTTACTTGTGCAACCAAAAGCTACAATTTCGGTTTCTCTAATGCCAAATTTAGCCATTGAAACTCTATCTTCAATATATTCAATTCCTGGTTTATAATTATCATTTTCATCATTATACCTGACTAATGCTACGGTTTTTCTTGATTTCTTTGAAGCATCAGAGTAAGAAAAATCACCATTTAATATATTGCTATTATTAAATAAATAAATTGGTTCTTTGGGTGAATCTTGAGCCACCGTTATTTGTCCAGCAGAATAATAAGTTATAGCTAAAAATATACTTGCCATATCATTTAATACTTTATAAGCCTCTTCTTTTGTTGAAATATATACATTACATCTAAATCTTGGTTCAAGTCCGCCAAAACCATCAGTTACTAATTGATCGCAATATTGACCAATTTCATATAAATTCCATTTATCTGCTAAATCTGCATTTATATACTTTCCTAAACCAAATCTATTGTTTGTAATTAAATCGTAAAAACACCACGCGGGATTATCTGTCCAAGCAACTTTAAATTTTCCATTCCAAGGACCAGAATAATTTTTTGCAATTGGATCATAATTAATTGGAACTTTAACTTTTAAAAGTCTCATTAAATAAGATCGAGCAGGAACATCACTGAAATATCTTGCGTCAAATTTTGAAAAAACTAGAGCTGAATCTGGATAAACAAATCTATCGGAATAGACCTCTGTTATGCTATCTACAGAACAACTAGAAGATAGTGTTGGAGTTGTAAATTCTCTAGATACTTTAGTTACTTCTATTGACCAACCAATTTGATTTGGAAATAAAGAGAAAAATGGTTTATTTTCTGCATATGGTCTTAATGCGATTTCATAAGTCCAAATCACTGGAGAATTAGATATTTTTCCCTTAAGTAAAACATCATCACTTGACCAATATGCTTTTTTAAAAGGTGGATATTTTGAAGTATCCAATAAAACAATTTCCCCATTATTTAAAATTCTAAAAATAGTAAATCTTAATTGTAGATCTTGGCGTTCTACATCTCCAGCGTTTGACCCAGTGACAATTTGTTCATATAATCCATTTATTTTGATATTAATTTTTATTGAAGAAACTTCTGTATTATATATGTAATATGTTTTTGGAGTAATAATTTGTCTATTACCACTAATTATATAATATCCGTATAGAGGCTCTCCAATACTTCTTGTGGTGGATGTTTGTATTGGATATTTATTTTTATCAACTTGTTTGCCAAAATAATCTCTTCTATCTTCATAAAGATTTAAATATGGATTATATACTGTATGATCATTTGTTTTTTCCCCATATGAAAATTTATAATCTGCATATTGAAAATTATAAAAACCTTGAAGATCTGTAATTGGAACATCATTCCAATATATTGATCTTGATTCTGGAACACTATAAGTTTGTTCAAAAGGTTGAAATGTCACACTTGTGTAACCAATGTCTCCAGTAGTTTTTCCACTTAAATTTGGAATATAAATTCCAGAAATAAAACCTTCGACTGGGCCTTCTGAAATTAAATCTAATACATTAATTTGAGAAATAGAATTAAATGCAGATTGATTTTTTAAATCACCATAACTAGCTTCTACAGCTGGACCTGGACTTACATTATAAATTCCTTGTAAATTTGGAGCATTTTTATCTATATTAAAATCAATGTATCTATTTGAGCGCCAATCAGTATAACTATCTCCAGTTAAAGTAGCCAAAGGAGTATAAACCGCTTCAAAACCGCTAGGACCATATCCTACGCTATAAATACTTGAATTACTATATGGTATTTGTGAACCACTAAAAGATAAAGAAATTGATCCAGCCCCACCTCCATCATCTTGAGCTGTACTTTCTGGAAAATTATAAGAAGCAAATCCATATCCTAACATTCCAGGAAACAAAACGTAAGCTAAACCATCTGCAAATTTATATGCATTTCCCATAAAATTAAAAAGGTAAAGTACTCAAAGAATCTTGACTTATCAAATAACATTTTGAATTAAATGTATATTGATTATCTCCTTGATTTATGCTTTGAAGCGTTGTGGATGAGACAGAAGCTTTATAAGCTCTATAAATTATATCATAATTTGCATATACATTGTTTCCCCCAACAAGTAATTTACCATAACCTACTGGAACTGGTCCACCCTCTCCAACTGTATTTACTGGTCCATTAAAAAGATATGAAGTTGGCCCACCGCTTTCACCTTCTCCTCCAATTGGATTAACTTGTTGCGCTGTAAATGGTACATTTGGTGGTGGTTTAGATAATAGTTCACTAGTACCCGCAGCAATTAGTCCTAAACCAGCAATACCTACTCCAACTGCAAGAGGAAGTAATGGAGGAAAAAATGCGCCAACTACAACTGCCGCAGCGACAGTGAAAACTCCAAGTATTGTTTTTCCAACTCCACCTGCTCCTACGATACAAGGAACAATATCTATTGTTTCAATTTTATCATCTAAATTAATAAATAATTCTGAATTTTTAATTTCTGCTATAGATTTAAAATTGGGTTTTTCTGAAAAAAGATTATTTTTGTTTATTAATATTTCATATTCATAACGATCTGAATGATTTATTATCCATTTTCTAAATTGTTTTGAATTTGCTTCTATAGCTCTAAAAGCTTCAGCTACACTTGAGATCTCTAAATCCCAAGACTCTCCAATATCGCTTCCTAGCTTTCCATGTAAATTAACTTTTATCATATTTTTGACCTAAATATTAAATTTGTACGCCTTCTATAAAAATTACAATAATTTTCAATTTTTGAGAAAGTATCCATTGGTTGATGAAGTATTTTATTATTGCCTAAATAAATTGCACAATGACAAGCTTCTTTAAAGTCATCAATAAGCAATATATCATTATCTTTTAATTCTTCTATATTATTAATTAGCATCAAATTTTTATCATTATAATGATCAATAAACATTTTTTTAACATTAATTTTATCCAAATCTTCATATTCAATTGATAAGTCTATATTCATTTTTTTAAGATAAAAATCTCTTATTAAAGTAAAACAATCATATTTTTTATATTCATAAAATCTTCCAATTAAATTGGTATCAACTGAAATTGGTTCGTAAACTTTAAATATATTTTTTTCAATATTATATAATATAATTGGTAAATTTAAATTTTCTGAACAATTTTTATCCATTTCTGAAAAATCGCAATTTTCATTAGTATGGCTATGATAAATATAAAATATTTTATATTTGTTTTTTATTTTTAAATATTCTAAACTACCTATTTTAAAATTATTAATTGTATCGGTTGCTATATTATAACAAGGGATACATTTAAAAGAATCATTTTCTTTTACTATAAACCCACAACATTCATTAGGGGCACTTTCTAGTGCTTGTTTTTTAATAAAATTTTTTATCTTTTTATCAATCATTTTAATTTTGTGGTTTATTTGTGCCAGGAAATCCTCCAAATGGTAAAAATCCATTTAAATAATTTCCATTAGCATCTTTAGGTATACCATGCGCTTGTTCAGAAATTGGATTTTCTGCTCCAGGTCTTCTTGGAAAATATACTGGGACTCCATTGATTCCAGTAAGCCAATTCGCAGCAATATTATCTACAGAATAAAAATTATAGATTCTCAAATATGTAGTTGCAAAATTTTCTCCATTTCTGTTTATGGGCCAAATAACGGGTCTAAATGCTGGATTTTTTAACCATCTTAATCTACATGAATTTATACTTTTAGAACATGCATCTGCAATCCAATAGTTTTTATTTGGTGGAGCATTAAAAATATCTGATGTATTATTATTTATACAAACGTAATAATATTTTAAACCTTTATTTTGAGTAAAAATAAAATCTCCAGAAACATATTGCGCATTTTCTATCCATAAACCAGAATTGCCCAGTGGATCATTGTCTCCTTGATTTGCTCCAGTAATTCTAAATATAGCTGTATTTACAGCTGTTCCAGCTACTCCTGTTTCAAAAATTCCGCCAATAAATAATTGATCATTTTCACTGGCTACGGGTGGTGCGGTTTGGAGAGCTTTGACTGTTATAGGAGAATTTTGTATATTAGCATAAATTCCACTATGTAAATATGTTAATCTACTATTATATTCATAACAACATCCTTCTCCTCTATACTGAAAAGGACATTTTTTAGCTAAAATCGTTCTTCCTGGTAAAACTAAATTTTCTAAATCTAAAATTGTATTTAATTGATATTCTACTATTGATTTATTTTCTATTGTTTTTCTATCTATATAATAAATATCTCTTGGAAGTTCCATTTCATATATTCCAGAGTTTGTCATATATGGATTGTAACCTTGAGAAAAATTTGATCCGTCTAAATATTTTAAAAAAGTTTTAATTCTTGTAAATTTTGCTCCAACTATATCACCCAAAGACTGCATTTGCATTCTGATATAATTATAAAATGAATTATTAGAATAATCTGGAGAAAGGTTTGATATAGAAACTTTTGGAGTAGGAAGTGTTCCTGCCGAAGTATATTCAAATCCTTCTGAAAATATAGGAAATGGATAGTAAAAATTATTTTGCCATTTTATTCTTCCATAAGAATCTGATGTTATTTTAAATAAATTATAATCATTATAAATACGTAAAATTCCACGATTCATCGGTTGTTGTCCGTTATAATCAAAATTTATTGTTATAGGAGAAATTTCAGATAAATCTATTTCATAAAATTGTAATGGAGAAGATGGAGTAAGAGAACTTAACTCTGCATTAATATCTTTTGCTCCGCTTACAATTAAATTATATGTTTCTGAAGATGTTGGCATATTATTTTGGAACTTCTGTGAAATTAGCTTTTATGGAATAATTATTATAAGAAACAAAACTTGCGTTCCATTCTGGACAAATAAACATCGTAGTTAAATTAGAATTTGATTTTGAGTAGATCGTTGGCATATTATATATAAAACTTTGTTTTGTACTCATTTGTTGTAAAAAATGAAGTATTGAAACGGTTTCTAGTTCTGATCTATTTTCAAAAATTATATTGAATTCAATTAAATTAATATTTATTCCATCAGATATTCTTTGTTGATAACCATTTCCAAATTGGTTTATTTTAACTCTTGGTTTAGAAATTGCTTCAATATTATAAGAAGGTTTCCAAAAGAAATTGGGCGTTAAATTACCATTTATAAGTATATACCCATCCCATTCAATTTGTAAATTATTAATATCCGTAGGATTTTGATTTATATTTGAATCTATTACAGAATAATAATATCTATTATCCGATCCTAAGACTATATTGTACTTATTGTAAGTACTTACAGCGCTCCAATTAGGAACTATATCGTAAATGCTAGCCATATACCTTTTACCTCCTATATTTTACACTTAAAAGTAGTGTAATTATAGTTAATGTTTAATGTATATTCTATAGAAAATCAAAACTTTTATCTAAATGATTCTTTGGTATCTGGTGTGCAGAGTTTAGATATTAATTATAATAATAATATTAACCCATCTTTAGCTATAAATGACCCTAATATAAATTACTTGGTAACTAGTCCAGTTGTTGCTAATCTTGATTTAAATTATATATTAAGTTCTAATGATAACTTTATAAGTTATACTGGATCTAGACCATTTAGCGGTAAAGTTGAATATGGTAATAATTATTTTACGTTTTCTAGTGGATATTTAACGAATTATAGTATATCCTATTCTTTTGGTGAGTATCCAATTGTTAGCGTAAAAAATTTGATTTTAGGAGAATTAGGAAATCGATCAGGAGTATTCAACTATACTCCAAAAATTTTAAATAATTTTAATGTAGCAGATAATTGTTATGTTGATTTAAACTTAAAAGAAGCTAATGAAAATAGATTACAAAATTTTCAATTAAATATAGATATTCCAAGACAAGCAGTTTATACTGTTGGAAATTATCTTCCAGATAATGTTATTATAAAATATCCAATATCTGTATCTTTAAACTTTCAATTTTCTATGAGTAATTATAATCAAGAAAAAGTAACTAATATATTAAATGGCATAACTCAAAGAAATTTAAATATTTCTTTCCGAAAATATAATACAAATCAATCATTATTATCTTTAAATTTATCTAATTTAATAAATAATCAAACTCAATTAAATTATAGTATTTCTGATGATGCCAAATTAAATCTAGCTTTTCAAACATATATATTAAGTGGTGAAAGATAAAATATTGAAATAATACTGTAAATAATATATAATTCTATATATGTCAGAATTTAAAAAATATATTAGTTCTAATTTATATTTAAATGGTATATTGCAAAATCCTAAAATTTTTAATTCTCTAAAAGATAAATTTCCAGAAATTTTAGCTGATCTAACTGTAGCAAAGCGTAGTGTAAATTGTCCATGTGTTAAAAAAGTTATATCGTATTTAATATCTAAATATGATGCAGAAACTGATTACTTTAATAATCTTTTTAATGATGAAACAACGAAGAAAATGTTAATTAATCTTGAGAATTTTTTGAATTCACGAATTAAATAATTAAAAAATGTTTTATTATTTTTTTATTTATCTATTTGTCTGCTTAGGAGTTTGTTTTGCTTGGAGTGATACTGAAATAACTAGACCATTTAGAAATTTAATAGCAAGAATACCATATATAAATCGACTATTACTTTGTCATGAATGTTCTAGTTTTTGGATATCTTTATTTATAAGTTTTTTTATTAATCCATTTTATGGATTAACTTATCCTTATTTGAGCAATATATTTAGTGCTTTTTGTGGATTTTTTATTAATCTTTATTTTGTTAGAAATCAATTAATTAAATATAAAGATTATTAATCTTTTACTTTTTTTAATCTATCAATTAATTCAAATATTTTTACTTTTGATATATCAGCAATTGAATTAAGATTTTCTGCGTTTTCAAATTTTTCTTTAATAAGCCTTTTCTTGAGGGTATCAAAATTAATATTTTTTTCTTTCATAACTTTATCAAGTAATGATTGAGGAGATGTTGGATTTTCATTTACAGATGAGGAATCATCAAGAAGTTTTGCATCTCCAAGTTCTTCTTGAGAGACAATGTTAATCTTTAAGAAATTACGTACACAACGAACAAACGCTCTATTCTCAGCAATTGCAGCTAAAAAGAATCTAGCGAAACTTTTTGTATTATTTACAGTTGCATCAGCAAGAGATTCAAAAACTACTTCTCTTCCGCCAGTTTCATAATTTGGAAGCCAAGTAATCTTGCAGCTTGTTGCAAAATAACTTTCAGAAGCTGCAACCACTTTATATTCAACACTAGTATAGCCTCTGATTTGAGCCAACTCTTTAATTCCACCTAAAAGTATAAGAAGATCTTTATCTTGAAGTTTTGAAACATCTATTTCCTGGGTTTTTTGTCTATTAGGGACAAGATGTTCAGTTTTAACCATTTTGCGCCAATTAATAGTTCCATCATCATTAAATATATAATTAAGAGTTTTATCTTCGATAAGTCCATATTGATTTCTTGTTATTATATTTGGAGGAATTACTTGAGGAGATATTGATTTACTCTCTGAAACAACTACTGTTACTGGTTCAAATAGTTCTGAACTACCAATTGAAATTGTATTTTCTTCTGATTTTATTTTTGGACTCATTTAAGAATGATACTGTAAATTATATTTTAAGTCAACTTAAAAATATAAAAATTATCGGCTTCTTTCCAAAAATCTGGATGATCTACTACTTTACTACCATTACCGTTAACCCAGTCGTATCTGGACATAAATTTACCTTTTGATGAAAATAATGTTCTGCAAGATTTATAATAAAGATTATTAGCGTCTTGTATTTTTGTTTCTTCTTTAGTTTTATGTTTCCTATTAACAATTAAATTATAATCCATATAATCTAATTTAAAATTATTTAAAATTTCTTCTGGTAAAAATGATAAAAGCACATAATTTATTGAGTTATTCTTTAGCAATTTAACAAAATCAACGCTGTTATCTTCTTCAATTATATAAATTAATTGATTGATATTATGTTTATATTTTTCAATAATATCTTTTTTAATTGGTTTATTTGTAAATACTATACTTTTCTTTGTAGAGATTATAACTTCTAAAGCTTTTTCATTGAAACTGTAATCCATTCTTATAATTGGATTTTCTACTGGTATTGAATTTGGGTCTAAAATTTCATCTGGAATAATCTCAAAACTTTTAACATTAAAGTCTGTTCCAAAAAATATAGTCTCTGGTATATCATTATATTTTATATCTAAAAGTTGTAAAATTGATTTGCCAATTTCTTCTGGTTTAATTGTATCAATAGATTTTGGTGATTCTACTTGAGAGTAAGATGGTTTTTTATTTCCTATTCTTTCGTATCCTTTTAATAAAATATGTTTATTTTTATCTCCAAAATGTGGACCAGCTACATTTGGATTACTTATACTATAAATTGAAACTATGGGTTTATCAAAATATGAAGCTAAATGAACGCAAAGACTATCTGCTCCAAAATGTAAAGTAGAATTTTCTATTACATACGCTAATTGATTTATATTAGTTTGACCTAATAAATTAATAGCTCCATTTAATGGCCTTTCATCTTTAGTTCCAACTTGAACAAGATGTATTTTTTCTTTAGATAAATATGGAGCGATTATATCTATGACTTCTTGCCAATAAGAATAGTTTCTTGAATCGTATGGAGTTTGAGATTGAAGTGTTATATATCTATCTAAAGGTAATGGAAAAAATTTAGTATAAATAAAAGGTTTATCAATTTTTGAACCAGTATTTGTTGCGTATGTATCAAGAAGTCTCATTTATTTATGATATATTAACTTAATTGAAATTCTATTTTATCTAAGCCGTTATGTAGATAATTTAAATTTCTTTGGGTGCATGTATAGGGTAAATAAGCGATATCAAAGTATCCATCATGTTGATTATTTCCTTCTAACCAAATTAAATTATCCATAATTGGATTATATTCTATCCATCTATGGACATATGGATTACCATCTAAAATATCCTTATATTGAGGTTTAGTGGCAACATATAAACTATAATCTGGATATCTATTTTTAATAGATTTAAATAATGCAGTACTTAAGAAAATGTCTCCAGCACTTTCTGGCATAACATATACTACCCTACCTTTATCATTTTGGTCGAGTAAATCTTCAAATTTGACTTGTTTTTTATCTTCGCTTTCTTTTAAAGCTACATTTCTAAAATAATTTTCAATGTCTTGCCTTTTTGCTCCTTTTTTTAATTCACTAATCCAGTATTGATGTCCAGAATCATTACGATCAACATTTTTCATTTTTAATATATTATGATACATAAAGATCAACCATTCTGCATCATCTGTTATATTGGGAATTTGAAAATAAGGATCTTTTTTATCTTCGGGATTTTCTTTTATTTGATCCCAATCAATTAATTTTTGATTATCAATAAAATTTTCTATAGTTTTTCCAACATTAATAATTCCAAAATTTTTAATAGTCCATTCTCTAGCTTTTTTACCAATTTCTTTTCTTTGAGGAATTGGCATTTTATGTATTATATTTAATTGTTTTGCTATTGATTCTGGAAGAGTTGAAGCTTTAATAAATTCAGTTCCATGCTCTCTATACTCTATCCAATCTAATGGTAATGAATTAGCTTCTGGCTCGCACATCTCTTCTCCACAAGAATAATTTGTGACTAATGTAATTAGCTCTGTTAATTTCGCTTCTTGAATTGGAATCTCTTGTCCACCGCTAGTAAATGGATGACAATAAACATCCATTAAGTTATAAATTTCATTTAATTGAGATTCTGTTACTCCAATATTAACATTTGTTGTAGTTTGAGTTTTCTTTGATCCGCAAAATTTACAATCTAAATCTTGTCCAGTAAAATTTTTAATTTCATAATTTCCACAGCTTTTACATATATAAGTTGTTAATATTTCATTTTGATTTACTCCAGCTTCTGCGGCTAGTTTGTGGATATTCCATCCTTCTGCCCAATGTGTATGAAGCAATAAATATGTATTTTTAATTTGAGGATTATTCTTTTTCCATAGCGCATATCCTTGAAGCAAATTAGGAACACTTTTTCTTAATTGATTTCTAAATACGAATCCAATAATAAAAGCATCTTGAGCAAGATTATATTTTTTTCTCAGTTGATTTCTATCAAAATCTGATAAACGATAAAAATCTTTATCTTCTAAAGAACCATGAACAGTTTTTACGTGGCTATATCCAAGTTTATGAAGAGCTTTTGTTGCGAAATTACTCCAAATCCAATAGTTCTTAATTTTTGGAGCATTAGTTATAGCGGATTGAAGAATAGGAAGAGAATCTAATGTGGTCCAAATTACCGATGCAATTTTATTAAACCAAGGCTTTTCAATAGCAAAATCTACTCCCCATATATCTTGTACAGCAAAATATACGTCTGGTTTTTCATCATTAATCACTCGATCTAAATAATGTGCTCCATAACTAGCCATTCTAGCTAAATTTGGATCTTTATTTAATTGATCTAGTTCTTGTTGAGTATTAGGTAGTGAACCAACTGATTTCCAAGGAGTCTTTTTAAAATCTGGATGATCATAAGTCATCCCACAGCAATAATGGACTAAATCATATTTATTTGTAGAATATAAATATTTAAGTAAAGTTCTAGCATTTCTACCAAAGCCTGTTTTAGCTAAGGCAAAATCTGTTTGTATTAGAACTTTCTTTTTTCTTTCCATTACCAGAGTTCGCTATCTTCTTCTTGATTAGTCGAGCTAACTTCTTTGGTTTCTTTTGTTGAATTTTTAACTTTCTTTATAGCTTCAATTCTTTGTGCCTCAAAAACAGAATTCAAAGAATAAGTCAAAAATTCTTTTAATAATCTGGCTTCATTAAAATAAAAACCAATCAAATAGGATTGTTTATTCTCTACATTTTGTTTATCTTCTTTGTTGACGCTATATGAAAAACCTACTTGTTTTTCATCCCTTATATAAGGAGCTAATTTAATTTTTGTAATTTGTTTTTCAGAAGTATGATATGCTGAAAATTCCGTATTTCTTTCTAAAGCATCAAGAAGTCCAGCTGCTTCTGTTAAGGAAAATTTAACTTTAACACTTTTACTTGGATTATTTTGATTTTCCGAAAAAGATCCAATCTTTTTGGCGTCATTCCAAGAGCTTTGCTTGATTAATGATCCCCATACTGAATTATCTTTTGAATTTACGCTAAAACTACAGGCTGTACCTGTATTCTTACTATTTGGTTTATAAAATGATATCATATTACTTTATGTTACTAGTTATATTTAAAAATGTCAATTATTTTTATCCGTCTTTTTTAAATCATTTAATTTCATATAAATTTGATGATCTTGAATAGCTATCAAATCTCCAAATATACAATCATCCCTTTTTGAGCCCTTCGCAATTACAATATTTCCTTCTTCAAAAACTTTATTATTTAATAATTTATTATTTTCAATATTATCATTAAATATTAATGCGCTGATTGAGTTACTTTCATCTGATATTTTTAACCTTACATATCTAGTTTTCTTTTCATTTTTAGATACGCCAGTATATACTTCTTCTATTTGACCAACGAATGCAACCTTACTATTAACTGGTTCATCTATAATATCACTAATGTATTTAAGATTTTCTCTCTTTTCTGCAAAAATATCTCTTAGGTTTTTATTATAAGTATACCCCAAAAGTTTTTTTTCATAATACCAGTTAGCAAAACTTTCACTTTTACTGTTCTGATTATAGATTTCAAGATATGGTGCATATTTAGCTTTGATAGTATTTAATCTTGTATCTTTAATAACTAAATGGTTCTTTTCATCAGTGAATTTATTAAGATGCTTAATAATTTTAATTAAGTCATAGTCAAACTTATCTGCGAATGAAATTGAATACTTCTTTTCTTTAGCAGTTAAAATATTCCACAATTGAGCTTCTAGTACAATTTTACTTCTAGATTGATTAAAACCGCTCAATGCTCCTGCTTGAATTAAAGAAGATAATACTCCAATATTAAGATTAGCTTCTTCTGCTGCTTGAAAGATCTCGAACTTATTAGAGTATTTATTTCTGAAGCTATTTAATTTCTCAATAGATTTATCACTAATTCCTTTGATTGACAATAATCCGAATCTAATATCTTTATCTTCTGTTGAGAAATCCATTTCTGATTTAATAATATGTGGAGGAAGAAGTTTGATATTAAATTCATGCATTTCTTTTTGAATCTTAGAAATTTCACCAATTGGGTCTGGTTCGTTTCTGCTCATTTTCAGTAAAGATAAGAAGAATTGTTGAGGATAATTGAATTTCAAATAAATTGTAACTGCTGCTAGAGCTGCATACGCCAATGAATGACTCTTATTAAATGAATAATTTGCAGAATCTTCCAAGATTTTCCATAGAATTTCACCTACTTCTTTTGGTAGCTTGTTTTCTTTGATCTTTGATTCGATCTTCTTTTTCCAAGCTTTAATTTCTTCGGTTTTCTTTTTGCCTACGATTCTTCTTAAAATTTCTGCTTCATCCAGAGTAAATCCAATTTTATTAGCCATCTTCATTAATTGCTCTTGATATAAGGCTACTCCACCAGTTTGCTTTAGAATATCATCAAAGAATGGATGAATACTTTCTGATTGTTGATAATTTGTATGAGCAGCGTATTTATCTACAAATTGTAATGCTCCAGGTCTAGCTAAAGCTAATACTCCACTAAGCTCTTCAAGATTCTTTGGTTTTACTTTTTGGCAAACTCTAAAATTAGTTTCTGCTTCAATTTGGAATAAACCATGAGGAGATTTTAATTCTTGTAGATTTCTATAGATAGATTCGTGATTTAAATCAATGTCCTCAACTTTAATGCCAATATTTTTGCAAACATCATCTACTACGGAAACGCTTCTTAAGCCTAAGATATCAAGTTTAATATTAAATAAACTAACCCAATTCATATCGAAACTTGATACTGGTTCTTTATCAGAAGAAAATTCTGTTGGACATACTGTTTCTAAATCGTAATAAGAGAGAAGAACTCCAGATGGGTGAACTCCCTTATTTTTAATTAAATCTCTTAATTTTAAAGCAATTCGAAATGTTTCTTTATTCTCATCGCACCAATCTTTAAATTTTTCTACTTCTTCATATGCAGTATTAATATCTTTAACTTGGCCGAATACCTTTGGAATCAAAGAGGATATATTAGTCATTTCCTCTTCCGTCTTTTCTCCAACGATTTTACCGCATTCTTTAATTAAGAGTTTCCCACTCAAAGTATTAAGAGTTAAAATTTTACTAGTTTTACCTTTAAATTTAGATTCTAAATATTGTAATACTTTTTGACGATTATAATAACAAATATCTAAATCGACATCGCACATTAAACTGCCATCAAGATATGTTATTCCATCAATAACTTGCTTTTTAGCTCGAATCTTGGATATAAATCTTTCAAAATAGAGATCATATTTAACTGGATCAATTCTAGTTACGCCAATTAGATAAAGAATAAGTGAACCAGCGGCTGAACCTCGACCTAATCCAACTGGTATATTATTTGTTTTACAAAAATTAATAACATCCCATACTAATAAAATATAATCTGTAAAACCTAATTCTTTCAATGTTTCTAATTCATATTTTGCTCTATCAATATATTTTTTGTAATCTTTATTGTCTTTTTGTATTTTTAAATCTTTAAAACCATTTAAAGCTAATGCTCTCAAGAAATCGTAATTAGAAACATCTTCACTAATATTAAGATGTCTTTTTAAAGATCCATCAATATTAAATTCTGGAAGTCTAACTCCATGTAATCCAAGATCAGTAGTAGTAAACTTACTAGAAAATAATTCATCTTTTAAAATATTATTCATCATCTTCATCTTGTTTATCAATATTATCTATTTCTTTATTAAATGCCGCTAATCCTGTCGCTAATATTTTCATAGAAGCTCTATCTTTCAAAGAAAAGAATACGTCTGCTTTACCTTGTTTCTTGCCTTTTTGTACAGTAATAAGTAAGTATTCTATTCCACCATCTTCTAGTTTTTGAATTATATCATAAATATCGTCTAATGATGCCATATTATACCTCTAGTTGCCACTTTAATTTATTCCATACTTTTAAATTTAAGTCAAGATCATTAATAGCATCATGAAGCTTTTCATAATCATGTTCTATTCCATTTTCTTTTCCTAAGAAAGTTAAAGAACTTTTAACATTCTTTTTTCTAGTATGAAGAATTTTATATTGATATTCAATTAAACTATCTTTTGAATTATAAGGCATCTCATATTTTATGCCTCTTGCTATTGCATTTGTATCAATAAATTTATTCACAAGATGATGCCAATTACAGCCCATATGTTTATAATACTCTTTTATAAGATAAATGTCAAACCCAAGAGTATTATGACCAATAATATAATCTGCATTATCTAACCAATCTTTAATAGTTGGAAATATTTCCTTTGGATCAAAACCCTCTTTTTGAACTTTTTTATGATCGTATCTTGTGATTCTGGCTGCGTCTTGGCTAATCTTTAAATCTGTTTGCCATTTTAAATAAAAATTCTTTTCATCAATTTTCTTATCACCTTGAACTTTAAGCATCGCAATTTGCCAAGGAAGATTATGGCAAAAGTTTAAACAAAGATTAAATGTTTCACAATCTATAAAAACTAAAGTTTTATTCTTATCATACCTTAAAAGATGTTCGTCCATATTTAATTATCTTCTTTCCAGCTTTGAAAACAAAACTCATTACTGCTCATATGCTCAATATCTGGTTTATTCAAAACGCTTCTGTTGTTAATACATCTGAATGTCAAGTATGTTTTAAAATCTTTTCTATCAGTATAATAAATACTTTTTGCATTAAAAATTTCTAGCTTATTCTTTTCTGCAAATGATAACATTTTATCTTTAATAATAAAATCAAAAGGTAATTCATTTTGCTCAATGAATACTACTGGTTTTGTAAAATCTATTTGTGGAACACATATGCTATTTTTTAAAGTATTATTGAATATGAAAGAATCATAGAATGGGATGCCCATAATCAAATCATCTGACCAGTTATTTTTTATTGTTGTATAATCTAGTCTAGGCTCATAATAAAAACCATCTTTTGCACCAATACTAAATAATTTAGTTAAAGATTCATAACCCTTTTTATTTTTAAAGAAAAGTATTAATTTTGAGTTTTTAGTTCTTGACTCATCAGTTTTATCTACCATTGATTCTGTGACTGAAATTCTCAATCCATAATTCAATTTAATATTATTGCTATTACAATTTGTATAAGCTTCAAGAAATGAAGACATATTATCTTCTACTAGAAATATCTCTTTTAATTTATTTTGTTTAGCTATTTGAATTATAGAATCTGGATACTCATCTCTTTCTGACTTATCTTCTAGAGTAAGAATTGATCTTCCTAAAGAGTAATGAGATTTAAATAAAGGTATCATTTTTACCAATATAACAAGAGTTTATAAATATATCAATCTAAAAATTCGTCTTTTGAATCATCTAGAAAATCATCTTTAGCGGAAGCACTTTGAAATTTTGGACATCCTTCATATTTTCGAGTTTCTACTTTAAATCCTTTAATATCTTTAAAGTTATCTTCTAAACTGGTTTCTACTACTTCGCCTTTATCATTTACTTTAATATAATATGTATATGGATCTTTATATGGGCATTTCCATCCTCCAACTTGACACATCCACTTATTCTTAAGACTATCTACCGCAAAGTTTGATCTAGCAGATTCTTCATCAAACTTATTAACATAATCATTAATATGCTCAAGATAATGTTCGAATCCCTTAATTTGATTATCGTCAAATACTAATTCTTGAATTGGTTGTTTTGGAAACCTAAGAAATAGGAATTTAACAATAGGTTTTAATTTTGGCCATAGTTTTTTGCTTGCTAGACTATACATCATGGCTTGAATATTAGCTTCAAGATCATCACCCCTAAACTTATATTTGGAGCTTTTATAGTCGATTATATGCATTTCTTTTTTGATTTTAATAGGCTTATCTATAAAGCCACGAATATGATATTTTGGTTCATCATTTTTAATGTCAAAATTATACTCTGGTTTAACTATTTCACCACCTTCTCCAAAAAAATCATTTTTAAGACCTACTAAAATCATATCATTTAATAGTTTATAATTACTTTCGTCTAGTTTAACTTTTGTTAATAATTTTTTAACTAACCTATCTATACCTTCATCTCCACTTATTGCATTCTTTTTTATTATTCTTTTATAATTTTTAAGATGTCTTTTATTTAATAATAATTCAAAAACTGTATGACAAATTGTTCCTCTTAAGGCCCCATCATTTTGACTTTGAGGAACTTTTGTATGATAATTATTCCAATAAACCCAAGAACAAGTCTCAAGAGTTTTAATTCTAGAAGCGGATAATACTTTTAAAGATTGTTTTTCCATTGAAATATTTCTTCTTTACTCATCTCACCAAAATCTTTTTTAGGTGGTAGAGCTATTTTTAGTTGGCTCTTATCGAAGTATCTACTCAATCTGGTTTGAGTTTTTTCTGCTGCAATATTTCCAGCGTTGTTTTTATTTGAATCATTATTTAAACTAATATAAATCTTTTTTGGATCAAGTTTTAAACAGTAATTTAAAATCGCTAAACTTAGACTAGTTCCAAATGTAACAAGAGTATTCTTAACTCCAGTTTGCCATAAACTCAACATATCCCCAATACTTTCAACTAAGATTATTTCTTTTTGTTGTTGTATGATTTCTGAGTTGATGAATAATGGATAAACAAACTCTGTTTTCTCACCAATATGCTTCCATTTTATCTTAGAAAGGTTAGTAATGTCTCTTCCAGAAAATCCTATAATATTATTCTTGGCGTTAAAAATAGGAAATACATATCTATTCTTCATCTTACCCATTCTTGCAACTCCACCCTTAAAAGTTTTTAATGTTTCAATATCTACTCCTCTTTTGAGCCAATAATCTTGATTATCTTCTAATCTAGAAAGAATTTCTATGTCAAATTTTTTAGAAGATTTTATAAGTGGTTTTTTTACTTCTTCTGGATTTTTAAATGAGAAATTTTTATTCTTAAGCCATTCTTGAGCTTGATTTGAAGTTTCTAGTTTCAATGTCATTTTAACTAATGAATTTATATCTCCACTAATATTTTGTTTGAAATCTACCCACTTTCCACTATCTTTGTAAATTCTTAATACAGAATCATTATCGCTATCCCTATATAAAGGTTTGGCTCTAAATTCTTTTCCGCAATCTTTTAATTGGTAACCAAGATCTGTTAAGATTTGGTATACGTTTAATTCTTCCATTCTAAAGCCTCACTTATTGTAGGAAATTCTTTAATGAAAATCTTCTTGCATTTTTCTGCGATGATTCTATGTTCTTTTTGAGTATTTTGTTCTGTTCTCAACTCAATATAATGAATCCAACTTCTTAATGAACCTTTCATATACATTGTAGTTTGAGTCGTTAGAGGCAATATCATTCTTGCTACTTCTTTTGCAACTCCATTTTCAATCATTGTATCATAACAATGTTGAGAAAGCGATAACGATTCTACAAGAAGTTCATTAACTTTATCGTATGCATCGGTATTTGTTTTCATAAGAATTTCGCCTACTTGCCTATTCTTATCTCCTTGCAATCTGAGCTCTATGTCTTCAAACTCATTTGCTACGCTATATCTTTGACTAAATTCTTGAAAGCTAAATGATCTATGTCTAAGAATTTGAGGTGCAATTCCTCTGCTAGTTTTAATTTCAACGCACATATCAACAAGTTCAAATGGACTCCAATGTTTATGTTTGATTAAGAATTTTAATAGCTTTGGAGCAGTTTCAACATTCATCTGATTAGATGGATTACTAACTCTAGCGCAAAATGCTACTAAGTCTTCTGGATTTTTAATTCCTTTGATTTCTGGTTTTGTAATTGATACTAAATCTACATTCATAATAGTTCTCCATCATTTGCGTTTGCATCATTAAGTTCGTATTGTTCTCTTTGATGCTCTGCTACGTCTGCTAGCGATCCTCTTTCTTCAATATTAAAGTTTTGAACATTATAATTTAAATAATTTTGTGACCAGATTTCTTTGCCAGTACAATCGAGTCTTCTAACTAAATCTTGGTGACCAGCTGCATCTTTTCCTTGGAATCTAGTTTTAGTAGGAATCAATTTATGAGTTCCAAATGCTTGACCATCAAGAGTAATCTCGTCTAATGTTTTTCTTCTGAAAATTGCTACAAATGACGCAAACCATTGTAATCTATCTGAAAGTGAGATCACAGAACTGTCATCAACAACTTCTGAACCTTTTCTATTAAAACTTTCACCAGTTCTATTTAATTGCATAGCAGTAATAATTGGACAATGAATTTCTTCTGAAATTCTTTTTAGTTTATCAATCTTATCTCCAATTGCTTGATGCTCTGCCCAATTTTGGCCTACTTTTTCTCCAGTTAGCTTAATATAATCATAAGCTATCATCGCTTGATTTCCTCTTCCAACTTTAGAAAGATACCATCTACGAATTATGGAGCATACTTGATCAATGTTTTTATTTCCTACATGATAATGAAAGTATTCATATTTTTTAACTTTATCCCAAGCTTCTCTTACTTTCTTGGTCATTTCTTCATTTTTGCGCCAATTACCAGTTTCAAGATACCAAACTGGAACACCACTCAAAGATGCAACCATTCTTAATTGAATATCTACAGTTTGCATCTCAGTATCAAGAATAAGAGTTTTAGTTTTATTCTTAGGATTAATAGAAGTTTTAAAGCAGATATCATTTAACCAAGTTGATTTTCCTTGACCTGGCCTACTTGCAATAGCGTAAATATTGCCATTCTTTAAACCACCATACATTCTATTAAATTCAGAATATGGAGTTATAAGTCCAGTATCTTCTTTTGGACTATTGCCGATTTCTTCGATAAGATCTTCAACTCCTTCGAAGATATTAATTGGCATATCGTTCTCGGAATAAGATGATATCTTTTTATTATAAATCTGATCTATTTTAGTAATAATAGAATCAAGGGATTCATCTGAGTTTTTTGTTACATATTCTTTAAGTTTATCTGCTGTTGAAGAAATCTCTCTTCTGACTCGTAACTTAATAAGTTCTTTGCAAGCTTCCATTGTGGCTTCTTGAGTTATTTGAGAAAAACTTAAATTATCAATATAATCAAAAATATTAATCTCATCTTTAAATGAGATTCCAAGGTTCTTGATCTTTTCGGCTAATAGTACTTTATCTACGTTTTCGCCTTTATGCTTAATATTTTTAAATATTGAATAAATAGTGCAATGAACATCATTATAGAAGTCGTTCTCTGTTAAAAATACATCAATATCTGCAAATAAATCTTGATGTTTTAATAGACCGCTTAATACGTGTCTTTCTACTTGTAAAGAATAAATCATCCTTTATATATGATACCAAACTAGAAATTAAAAGTCAAGTTTTAATCTTGTTCTTCTGAATCTTCTTCGTTTTTTCTGGCTATTAAATCTGTAGTGGCTTCTAAATTAAGTTGGTCTATACTTTGTCCCCATGTATTTAAATAATATAACAAAGCCATAGCATTTATTTGATTATCAAATTTTGTATATACTTGTGGTTCACCTTTATTAGAAAAATTAAAAAGAATATAACCACCAAAACTGCATTCGTCAATTTGCTTTAAAAGGGCAGGTGGAAAATTGAATTTTTTCTTATTTGTCACTACAAAATTTTACACTTAAATAATTAATATTCCGCACTTTTCTTCTATATATTGTGGTGATAGATTTTTTAAATCATTTTCATAGAGTTCAAGAAATTTAAACCCATTCATTTCTAACCATTTTTCTTTTTTGACATCTCTTTTTATACTTTGAAGATATTTTAATCTAGAATTGTCATGAAAGAACTTATTAAAGCTCTCATGTTGATCACCCTGTATCTCAACTGCTATCTTTTTAGTTGCATTTAATAAATCTACTTTAAGCATGCTTCCGTAAACTGGAAACTCTTCATAAACAATATGATTTTTCCAGTAAGGATAGAAGAATTGCTTGAATTTAAATTGTAATTTGCTTCTGCATTTTCCATCCCAATCTATTTCGTAATTTCTTACATTTTTATTAACGAGCTTGCCGTTAATATTCAATAATCTCATGATGCAAGAGTATTAATGAATTTATTATAGAAATAGTCTACGATTGGTTTATTTTCTTCGAGATAAGACCTTAGATTATCTATTCCTTGATGTTGCTTCTTAAGTTCTAGATTTACTTTTTTAAGTTCTTCAATAATCTCATCAGAAAAAGTAACCCATGCTCCTTTTGCTGTTGCAAATTCCCAAGCTAGGATTTGATCAATAATTTCATATTCTCTCCAAACAGAAGAACCATCTTTACGACCATATTTGATTGGGTATTGAATCTTAGAGTTTGTAGATTCATTTGTGGATTTTTTAATAACAATCTTAACATTATGTCCAATAATTTTATTCTTAACTGGATCATATTTGTCATTTGGTTTTTCAAGAATAAGGTCCTTGTTGAACTTTGGTTCAAATTCAAGAATCCAATTAGCAAAATGCAATAGTGCATTTCCACCAGTTGCAGTAGTTTGACGAACATCCTTATTTGCGGCATAAGGATCAAGTTTAATATCAGATCGAACTTGACTAATAAAGATCGCCATATGACCACGTTTAGAAAGCGCAAGAGAGATCCTCTTCATCAACATTGAAGAAATAACTGCTCCACCAGCAACCTTTGTTGCTTCGGTCATACTTTTTTGAGAGTCACCTTTTGTCATCAAACCGTCAACTGAATCTAGAATAAACATATATCTCTTATTTTCATCATTAGACTGGATAAGATCTTTCATTAATTCTGAAACTGTTTCAAAAATATTACATTCAAATACGAAACATGTTCCATCAACCCATTCTTTTGGATCAGTTACAAACTTAATACCAGAACGATCTTTAATTTCTTTACTTAATCTTCCCTCTGCTTTGAAAAGTAAGGCTCTTGAATTTTCTACCGATTTAAGAAAATTCTTTGTTACCTCAAGAGCTTCTGAAGTTTTACCACCTTCATTCATGCCAATAAATCTATGTAAACCTGGACACAAGCCGCCACTTGTAGCGATATCGAGATTTAAACTGCCAGTTGATACTTTATAATAAATTTCATCTTCAAAATTATAATGATCTTCTTTATTTTCTTTTAAAAATGATAACAATCTATCTGATGAACTTGGACCAGATGATTGGACGATTTCTTCTTTAGGTTTTCTTCCCATAATTTTATTATACCTTTCTTTTAACAAAATGCAACTAAATTATTTAAATTCTGGCGCACGGCGACCTCTTGAATTAATATTGTTTGGGCCTAGACCATATACTGGAAATTGCCTCAAGCATATTTGTGCCTCTGGATCCCAATAATGTTCTTCTGTATCTTGTCTAAAAATATGCCATCCAAATTGTCTTCTAAACATAAAATCTGATACTGCACAATCATAATTTTCTGGATATACAAGGCCATTTTTTAACCATTTGCTTTTTGCGTGGAAAATTTGTAAATATCCCCAACCCCAATCAAAACTTCTCATTTCTAATTTGTAATTAGAATCTTTTTCTAGAAATACTTTTGAATAATCTTGATAAGTCTCTAAAACAAACCTTCTAGCACTTATCATCTGGTCAAAATTATCTTTTGATTTTAATTCTGTAAATATATTATGATAACTTTCTGGCAATAAAGTATCAGCATCTATAATTGTAATAATCTTTGGATCTTTAACCAAGCTCATAGCATATGTATAAGCTGCTCCTCGATTAAATTTTGCTGGTTGATTTTGAAAAGTATAAAATTTATCAGTTTTTATTAATTTAAATTTAACATCATTACATATTTCTTCTAATTCATTGTCTTGATTTGTATCTGTGACCACATATATTTCATCGAAATAATCATAATTATGTTGTTTAAAAATTTTTAAATAATCATTATAGTTTATCGCAGAGGTAAGGGCTATATTTTTCATTTTTGTCTTATAAATTCTATCAAACTTTTAGGCTTTTTGCAAATCTTTTTATCGTCTTGAACTTTATTTTCTTCTAGTTTTACTGTTTCAACATTTAAATTTAATTTAAATTTCTCATATTCTGATAATAAGAAAGCTTTACCCTCGCTTTTAAGAAACCAAGCTAATGATGGAAGTTTAAAATCTCTTAAGTTATCCCAAAATTCAAACTCTTTGAATCTTTTAGTTAATCTTTGAGCGATCTTAATTTCTCTTGGCCAATTTATGTTATCTTTTATATGTTTTTTAGTTATAAATTGACAAAGCTTATGCTGACTCATTATAATAGTTTACTAATTCCTTGGTAAATGTCAATATCTTTTTTGAATCCTAGACTATTTATTTTAGTGGTATCTAAATACATATCTTTAACTTGAACTATTCTGTGAAATTCTGGTTGGTCGATAGGAATTATATTTGATTTTGAATTAGTTTGTTTGACTACATAATCTATAATATCTTTAAAGACTATAGGTTCTCCATTACCAATATTATAAATATCATTAATTTGACTTTTATCTAAACATAGTTTAATAGCTTTACAAGTATCTTCTACATGAATATAATCTCTTATGAAATATCCATTGAAATATAAATTAATTTCTTCATTATTTTTTATTTTGTTGATTAAATAGGTTAGTGCGTTTTTCTTTTTAGAAGTTCCAGAGTCATTGTTACCATAAACATTTGCAACTCTTAATATTCTGTATTTGATATTAAAAGTTTTGCAATAGCTTATTAATAAATCTTCTGCACATTTTTTTGTAATAGAATAAAATCCTTTTGGATTGCAATAAGAAGTTTCTTTAGCTGGTAGATCGGTATCTCCATAAACAAACCAAGAGCTTACAAAATTAAAAATTACATCTTTATTCTTACAGTTATCTAAAACGTCCATCAATTTAATTAAATTTGTATTTATATCTTTATATGGATCTTCTAGCACATTGTAATTATCCGTAGTACTAATCATGTACAATATATTTTTATAATATGGTACGTTATGATTTCTTGGATGAACGTAAACTTCATCCTTATATAAGTTGTAAAAATTAGAACCTACAAAACCAGTTCCACCAAATAGATCAATGCTTGGACTCGTATGCATTTACAACTTCTTGTATATACTTTATATTATCTTCACCAATAGTTGGAGAACATCCTACAAAAAATACTTTTTCAAGAACAGCATTTGCATTAGGATAATTCCTCCAATCTTCTAAATGTTTATAAGCTGGATGTAGAAGTATATTTCCTGCGAAATAATTTCTAGTTTGAACTCCATTTTCTTCTAAATGATTTACTAGATTGTTTTTAGAGAGATAGCAGCCACAAATGATAGGCACTCCAAACCAAGAAACATCTGCGTTTTCAAAAACAGATGGAAACTTTAAGTTAGGAATTTTAGATAAGATATCTTGAATCTTATTTTTATTTGATACTCTTGCATTGTGAAATTCGTCCATCTTTTTTAATTGGACTAAACCAATCGAGCCTTGTAAATCTAAAGGTTTCAAGTTATAACCAATTTGAGTAAAGAAGTATTTATGATCAATATTATATGGAACTTCTTTGATCCAATTAGAGAATCTAGCGTTACAGCTTCCATTTTTTAATAGATTACAACTACCAATGCAATAGCAATCTCTTCCCCACCAAGCAAAACTTCTAGCTAATTTAATAATATCTTCGATATTAGAAGAAACCATTCCACCTTCGCCAGTAGTAAGGTGATGCGCTGGATAAAAAGAACAACTAGAGGCTACGCAGTATTCATTTAAATGTTTACCTTTCCATTTGCTTCCAAAGCTATCGCACCCATCAAGAATTAATTCAATATTATATTTTTTAGAAATTTCAATAAGTTTATCAAAATCTGGTGGATTACCTAAAACAGGAGAGATAAATATAGCTTTTGTGTTTTTAGTTATTTTAGTTTCTAATTGATTTAGATCAAAATTTAATGTATTAAATTCAATATCTACGAATACTGGTTTTAAGTTATTTTGAATAATAGGATTTAAAGTAGTTGGAAAACCTACTACGGATAATAAAATTTCATCATTATCTTTCCAATTAAAATGCTTCTTAAGTGCTGCGATCATTACTAGGTTAGCGGAACTGCCAGAATTAACCATGACAGAATATTTTTCATTAATTCTCTTGGAGAACTCTTTTTCAAATCTAGCTACATTTTCACCACTAGCTAACCATTTACCAAATAAAAGAGTATCTATAGCTTCTACAAGTTCTTCTTTTGTATAAGAAGGCCCACCATAATATACTTTATTTTTTGTATCTTTTAAATTATGACAAAATTGTGGAATAAACGTATTCTCTTCTTGTTCAAGAGAGTTTATGAAATTTAGAATCTTATCTTTTTTTGTCATTATATGATTTTAATATTTTTATATATAAATGTCAATATATTTCTATATCTGGTATCATAGTTATAATTCTATTTTTAAATCTACCATTTCTTATTGATTCAATTATATAATTCTTAAAATTATGAGCTAAAATAATCAAATAATCTGGATTATCTTTGTAGAAATATTCCCTATCAACAATTCTTAATCCAGTTCCTGGGCAAAATTTGTTTTGCTTTTCTTTTGTGTCATCTACAATATATGATATTTTATTTGAGATATTTAAACTATTTAAATAAACACAACCCTTTGCAGCTGCACCAAATACAGCAATTTTACCATTTAATGAGTTTATGAAATTAAAATCTTGAATTATTTTATTTGCTGTTTGTTTCCCCCAATTCTTAAAATTATAATCTTTTTCTTTATTTAAATAATAATTAATAATTTGTGAATTTTCTATATCATCAGATTTATTAGAAGATATGATTCTAAGAGATCCACCATGCATATCATATTGTTCAATTGATTGTATTTTTAGACCATATTCTCTGAATAATTTAACTAAAGGTGTTACTAACCAATAATAAACGTGTTCATGATAAATTTGATCAAATTGATTAGTTTCAACAGTATGTAAGAAATATGGAAACTCTAAAACCCAAATGCCATTTAAATTATCTTTTATGCCTTTCAAAAATTTACGATAATCTGGATTATGTTGAAATACATTTGTCGATGTAATTAAGTCTATTTTTTCATCAAGTACAAAATCTCCCCAATAAGCATTATAGTATATAATTCCATCTTTTTCATTTTCTTCTTTAAAAGATGAACTAGCGTCAACATTTATTAATTTTAAATTACTCTTTGATTCTGATCTAAAACATTTTAATAAAGATCCATCATTACCTCCAATATCAACTATAGTTTTAGGGTTATATTTTTCTAATTGTTTCCACATTTTTTTACAATGATCTACATAGGGAGTATTTACTGCCGTTCTATAAAGATAGTTGAAGAACATATCATTAGAATTAATTTCTAATTCTAATTTCATAATTAGATCTTCTTTTTGAATTATTTTTAATGGAAATTTTTTACAATTCAAAGACTCTTCTTTAGTGAGACACAGATTATTCACTAAAGGTATTTCTCCTAGATCAATAATAGTATTCATATTACCAAATCCAATCTTTGAGGCAAAGGTCTACCGATTCGTTTACATCTAACATTTTAATGCCTGTGGATCTTATTTTTGAATTATCTGTAATACAATTTGATCGAGGCATGGAGCTTATTTTATTATAAAATTCATCCATTGTTAGAAAGTTGGCTTTTTTGTTTGGCATTATTGTTTTTTTAATTTTTTCAAAAATATCAAGCGCAGATATAGATCCTGTATTAGTTATATTATATATTCCAAAAGGTATTTCTTTTAATATACTTTCTATGCATGCATTTACAAATTCACTTTTATTGCTTAATGAATTTTTTTCTGTAATTAAAGTATCATATTTTATAACTTTTGATATATAGTTTCTATCATTATTAAATTGTTCGAATGGTAGTCTTATTCTCCAAATATAGCTTTCTTCATATGATTTAATTAGGTCTTCTGTTAGAGCCTTCGTTCCTGTATAAAAACCGCAGTTATTATATTTAAAATTAAAATTAGGTTCATCTGTTTCTTTGTATCCATTTAATTCACTAGCAACTCCATTATAAAGGCATCCAGTTGAAATGTGGCAATAGATTATATTCAATTGTTCACATATATTTTTTAATGAAATAGGAAGTAAAATATTACCTTCTATACATTTATCTTTTTGAGACTCACATGCTTCAATATTTGGTTTTCCAACAAAAGCTGCAGAATTAATTAAATATTTTATATTGTAAGTATCATGTAATGATTTTATATTTTTAAAATTTGCTCTTTTATATGATAAAGTATAATACTTTATATTTTTTTTATTTAATTGTTTAACAAATTCACTACCAATATAACCGCTAGATCCAATTAATAATATCATAAATTTTCAATATCATTTTTTACCATCTTTTCAATAAGATCATTAAATGATGATTTAGGTTTCCAGTTTAATTCTTTTCTAGCTTTATTAGAGTCTCCAAGCAAAAGCTCTACTTCTGCTGGCCTATAGAATTTAGGATTAATTTGAATTAACACTTTCTTATCCTTAGATAGATATACTTCGTGCTCCTTTTCACCAATCCATTCGCCAATAATTCCAGCGCAAGCAAAAGCTTTTTCTGCAAACTCTCTAATCGTATGTGTTTCGTTTGATGAGAAAATATATTCTTTTGGTACTCCATCATAATTTGCATTATATTTATCTTGATTTAACATCATCCAAACGCCTTCTACGAAATCTTCTGCATCACTCCAATCTCTTTTTGCGTCTATATTTCCTAATTCAAGTGGCTTAAATTCTTTATTATCTTTAATCGCATTGTAAATTCTTGCTACATTTTTTGTAATTTTTCTAGTAACAAATTCTTCGCCTCGTCTAGTTCCTTCATGATTAAAAAGCCAACCTTGAATAGCGTAAGTGTTGTAAGATTCCCTATATACTTTAACTAATTGTCTAGAGGCTGCTTTGCTTGCTCCATATGGACTTCTTGGTTTTAATGGATGATTTTCATCCTGTGGAGCATATTGTACATTTCCAAATTCTTCACTCGAGCCAGCTTGGTAGAGTCTGCAAGATGGTTTATAAAGCCTTATGGCTTCTAAAATATCAAGAACTGCCGTAGAATTAGTTTGCCAAGTTTGTCTAGCAAAATCCCAGCTACTTGCAACAAAACTTTGAGCAGCAAAGTTAATAAAATAATCAGGTTGGAGTTTTTCTACGGTTCTAGATATAGCATGAGAATCAGTCAAATCAAAATTAATAAGATGAAATCTATCAGATTTAATATGTTTAATATTTTCATGATTATATACGCTTAATCTTCTTACTCCACCAAAAATAAGATAATCTGTATTTTTAAGCAAAAAGTCAACCATATGACTTCCGTCTTGACCAGTAACTCCAGTTATTACTATTGTTCTTCTTCCATTAATAATTTTACTTGCATCTTCAATATTAAGAATATTAGAAGTATCTATCTTTTTACCATAATAGGTTTCTTTAAAATTCTGACTCATATTGTTATATTATAACAATTTTTTATAAAAATCAATTGTTTGTTTTAATCCATCTTTAAAAGATGTTATTGGATACCAGTTTAGTTCTTTGTTTATTTTAGTATTATCTATTGCATATCTAAAATCATGTCCTTTGCGATCTTCTACAAAAGAAATATAATCTTTAGGATTAACATTTAATACTTCGCAAATATCATTAATAATCTCTAGATTTGTTTTTTCACAATTTCCACCTACATTATATGTTTCGCCAATTTTACCATTATTTAGTATAGACCATACTGCTTCACAATGATTGTCAACAAAAATCCAATCTCTTACATTTTTTCCATTGCCATAAACAGGTATTTTTTTATTATTTAGTATTGAATTTATAACAACTGGTATAAATTTCTCATTGTGTTGATTTGGGCCATAGTTATTGGAGCAATTTGAAATTGTAATTAAACTTTTAAATGTATGATTATAAGCTCTAACTAGCATATCACTAGCAGCTTTTGATGCAGAATAAGGCGAATTTGGAGCATAAGCTGTTGTTTCTGTAAACTTGCCTTCTTCACCTAAACTACCGTAAACTTCATCGGTAGAAATATGATGAAATCTAATTTCTGGAAAATCTCTAATAATTTCTAATAGATTAAATGTACCTAATATATTAGATTGAATAAATCTTCTTGGATCAGATATTGAATTGTCTACATGAGATTCAGCGGCAAAATGAACTATATGAGTTATTTGGTTTTGTTTTATTATTCTTTTAAATTCGTCTTTTGAAGGAGCATAGTCCAAAATATCCAACCAGAAATCATAAAATTTATACTTTTGATGATTTTCAAAAGATTCCGCATTCTTCTTGTTGGCTGCAGAATTTCTTTTCGTTATTGTGTCTATATTTATTATAAGATCTACTTCTTTTTTATTAATTATATATTTAATAAAATTAGAACCAATAAAACCAAGTCCACCAGTTACTATTATTTTCATCTTTATGTTCCCCAAATATTTTTATCAATTATCATATTTTAATATATTAATGGAAAATCTGTGCATACTCCAAAACATTTTTTGGGTATTTTATCTTTTTTATTTGTTAATACAATAATAGAATTATCTTTTGTCTCTTTCGAGGGATAAGTCCAAATATAACCTTTTGAAGTCAATGTAAAATCATCATTTTGATGCCAAAAACAGTTTATCTTTTTATTTTTTAGCATTAAGTTAAATGAATCTAAATTTTTTGCATGACACCATAATTTTTTATTTTGTAAAAAAGATTCGTCTATGAGATATTGGGGTTTGTCGTGACCAAGATACCAATTGTTATCTTTGTACCATATGTCTATTTCTACATCAAATCCATGATATAAAGCTATATTTATAACTGGTATAGAATTTTCAGTGGATGGATTTGGGCCATTTAAATTTCCCCTGTGGGATATTATCTTCATATTACTTGTATGGAGAATGTATATGAAGTCTTATAAAGACATTTTCCATTGCATTTTGATTTATATCATACTTTAACCACATTGGTTTGTACTTCTTGACCGCTTCTTCAAAAAATACTGGATCTGATAAATGTTGCTGTTCAATAAAACTGCATGGTGTACTTGGGATTTGGCCATTGATATTTATTAATTCTAGTTTAGCTAAATCTTTAACAAATAGATAATATGCGTAAATAATATAATCAAAATCTATGGGTAGTAGATCATTAATTCTATTTTCATAATTAATATATTTTATGAAATTTAAAAAATTATCTTTTGAATAAATAGGAATATCATTAAACCAAAAATATGCATTTAAATCATGCGTAACCTTTTTTATTTTTTCTTTATCTTCTGCTCCAAAAAATTTTAATGGACTTGATATAATATTTTTTATATGAGGATGTGTTCCAAATCCAGCGTATATTTTTTTATTTTTTATATAATTTTTAAAACAATTATCGTAATCTATATGCTTAAGAAAAGCTGTGTCAATATCTATAACTCCAACTTTATCAAAAGATGTGTTTTTGAATATATACCTTAATCCAAAAAATTTTTTTTGAGTTATTGGTCTTTCGCCCATCTGTTCAGTAGAAACAATAGATTTATATTTAAGATCTCCAGCTATCGATTTAAATAAATTAGATTCTTTTTCATTAGAAAAAACTAAAAAAATATGATCGTCTTTAAAAAAATTATTATAAGTCTGTATAAAATCTAATCCATATGTATTAAAATCTGGCTCGTGAATTGGAGCCAATATACAAGAATTATTCATGATTTATAATTTTCTAAGAAATAATTTAAATCTTCTGGTGTTCCAATTCCCCACATCTTATCATTTCCAATTTTAAATACTTTTACTTTTTTACCATCTTGAATTGCTTCATTGAATACTGGGCAAACATAAAACTCGTTATTTACTCTAATGTTCTTAGAAATCATTTGCTCTGCGTACTTTATATAGTCAGAACCTTTTCTCCAGAAATAAATTCCAACTGTCGCTAGATTGCTAATTGGTTTTTTCTCGGCTACTTCAGATACAAATCCATTTTCATCTAATTTTGCAAAACTCCACTTAGGGTGAGTTGATTCAAAAACTAAAATTCCAGCATCAATATTATCCGCCATCATAGAGTACATGAATTCATTGCTATCCCAATCTACGTATTGATCTGAATTCGCAATAAGAAGAGGTTGATCATTATTTATATACTCCTTGGCTAATAAAGTTGTGCAAGCTGCCCCTTCAGTTAATCCTTCTGTTAGGGCTATTTCGCAATTTAAACTAATTAAATTTAATGTATCTTTTAGGTTATATTTTTCGTAATGACTTTTTTGAGCGATAAATACATGTTTTGCATCAATGCCAATAGAATCAATAACCACTTGAATCATTGGCTTACCTCTTACTTCTATAAGAGGCTTAGGAAATGTATACCCAGCTTTTTCAAATCTAGTTCCTGCTCCAGCCATTGGAATTAATACCTTCATTTTATCATCTTTCCATTTGGGCTTCATTATTTTATTATTATTGATTTTATTTATATTATCTATTATTTTATGTAGATTAATATCATTTGTATTTAATACTGGATGCAAATTTCCTCCAGATTTTATAGCGGCTTTTCTGCCAACTATTGAGTCCTCAATTATTAAGCATTCATCTGGATCAACTCCAGCGTCAATCATGCATTTTAAATATATTTCAGCTTTAGGTTTAGGATTTTTAACATCTTCGTTAGAGTAATAATTATCAATATACTCAATAAATCCTTTTCTTAGTAATATAGTTTTTATGGTTTCTTTGATAGAATTGGATGCTACATATATTTTGTATCCACTTTCCTTTAATTGTTTAAGTATAGATTTAATTCTTTCATCCTCTTTTACTGTTTCGTTGATTACTTCTATTGTAAATTTTTGTTTATTATCCCAAATCAAGCTATGGTTATCTATTGGTAAGTTTTTATTTTTAGATAGTAGTTCTAATTTCTTTTTGGTTGGTAATCCATCATACGTGGACAGATGCTCTTCTTTATTTATTATAAAATCTTTTCCAATTAAAGATATAGCTCTATTGAGAGCTTCGTAATGAATTTCTCGAGCATCAATCAATACTCCATCAAGATCAAAAATGATTAATTTAATCATTTGCGTATTTTTCTCTAGGATATCTATTTAAATGCCTTGCATGTACATTTATATTTGTTTGATGCATTGTTTCGTATTTACCATTAGGATTACTGCATATCCAAAATTCGCACTTATGCCTTTCGCTAAATATAAAAGGCAATTCTACTGGGTATGGCAATTTTTTAATATGAGATGATTTTGACCACCAAATATTACCAGAAAAGTGTTTTACTGGGTAATCTACAAGATCAACGCTTATTGCATCATTTTCTTTTAGAGAATCTAAAGCTTTTTGATATTTTTCTATATTAAAATATAACATATAATCTCTTCTTTCATTTATGCATATATTATTTTCTGCCGTGCATCCTAACGTTTGAAGATATAATATATTAGATTCGTCTAAGTCTAGGTCTGCATATTTTTTGATTCTATTTATAGTACTAAACTCAAACTCATTTAATTCTGCTATTTCTTGAAAAATTGAAATTTTTTCTTTATTTGGTAATATAACTTTTTCATTTCCAGCTATATTGATAAATATATGATCTAATCTTTCATATAATTTACTTTTATCCAGCAAACCAAAAATATCATCAGTAATCTTTTGATAGTTGCCTATTGTTGCTAAATGATAAAAGCAAACATTTTTCATTAATTTTTAATAAAATATGAATGATTAAAAAATACATCTGAAAGATGAGTATAACAAAAACCCTTTCCATCAATTGTATTATAAGATGGGTGAACTGCGAAACAGTTATTAATAAATAACATTTTTAAATTATTAGATTGTCTATATAAGTTAAACGGAACTTCATCAAAATCATCTCTAAAGAGAGATTGATTGTAAAGAATTTTTTTCCATGTTTCATTTTTTATCATCATAATTCCATTGCAATGATATGGTCTCTTGACTTCGGAGATAGAATAATTTTTTGGCTCCATAAATCTTTCAAAATTATTTAATATATAATTCACCATATAGTATTGAGCTTCTCCAGATAAACGAATAGGATGTATACCTTTATAATGATGATTGATTTGCTTAATCCCTTCATAAAAATTATCTGGAATCCATTCATTTGCTTCTGTTACATATTTTCTTAAACTAGAATAATCAACTCCCCATTCATTTCCGAATGGTACTTTTAAAAATAAATCATGAATTTCTTTTTTGGCTTTTTCATCAAAAAATTGGTCTATAAAAATATCAACAGTTGGTATTCCATTTGTAATAATTGGAGCAAGAAAAAGATTTTCGTCATTTTCTAAAACTTTTGAATTTTCTAGGAAATACTCCCATCCTTTTGCATTTAAAAAGATATCTTCATCATATTTAATAGCGTATTTGCCACTATTTTCTGAAGCGGTTTTTATTTTATTCATATAATGACCACCATCTGTAACAAAGTATTCTGAATATATTCCGTGATTTTTTAAAAAATTTACCATTTTTTGCCATTCTTCATTAAATGGATCGGAGAACATTAAATTTACTTTGATTAAATCTTTAACTGAATCTTTGACTTTAATTATTTCATTGATAAAATGTGGTGCGTATCTGAATCTCCCATGTGGAAGATAATTTATTGTTATTTCTTTATTCATATATTATGATATTGTTTTGTTTCATTTATTTCTTTAATTTTTTGTAAATTATTACAATTCAAAAAAGCTGGATTTTTATATTTTAAAAGCTGAACTTTTGAATTTTCATTTATTGAAAAATTATATTTTTGCCTTATTCTTTTAGACCATTCTACATCTTCTCCTTGGCACCAGAATAGATTTTCATTTAATGGAAATTCTTCCATAATATTTTTTTTCCCTATCCAATACGAGCCAGAAAAATACATTAATTTCGATAAATTTTTTATACTATAAGGTATAAGATAATATGGATTAGGTATTCCTATTTCTTCTGCAGATTCAGCCCAAAGAGTCCAATCTCTAAATCTCGTTCCATCTGGATTTATAATTTGATTCATACAAATTTTGAAATCATTTCCAAACTTTAGAAAGTTTATATACCAATCCTTATCAAAAATAATGTAATCATGTAAATATACTATATTTTCATATTTTGCATATTTTGTTATTAAATTTTTCTTTTTAGTTATCCATCCTCCGTTAGGATTTTCTTCAAATGAATAAATACTTAAACTATCTGATTGATAATCTTTATTTCCGCCGATTATGATTATTTCATAATTAAGAATATTCAAATCTCTAATTGAATTTATTATTGGAGCTAAAGTATTTAAAATATCATCTTGAGATGTTATTATTCCAAAAGTAAAGTTCATATTACCAATACAAAATTAAGTTATCTTTATGAGTAAGAGGGAATTCTTCTAATTTTTTAGTATTGAAATGATTTAGTTTAACTTCAAGTTCTTGAAGAGAGTAAGAATCAATATTACAATACTGACTTATAAAGTTACAAGTTATATATCCACGACTAGATTTAAGAATAATATTATTTAAATAAAACTCTTGAATTGTTTTAGATATTTCTGTAAAAGCATAGTTGCTAATAACCAAATCGAATTTTTTATTCAATGAAACAATGTCATTTGGTCTTACTACTTTTACGTTGTTTACATTCAGTTTGTTTAAATATTTCTCCGCTAAGTTTAAAGATTCATCTAAATCTACTAGGTAGTAATTTTGAATATTGAAAAAATCCGATATAATCTTGCATTGTCCACCATATCCAACTCCAATTTCAACAATATTAAAATTATCCAAACTGCCATATAATTGTTTTAAATCGGATAATACTTTTATATATCTTAATGTTGTAGGTGATACTTGACCAATTCCATCATAATTAAATAGTTTAGTACCACCATATAGGTCATTTTCTTTAAATTTATCTAGTTTAAAGGTATATTCTGGAAAGTTTTGATCGAGATACTGTTTATAAAGTTTTCCTTGATCTTCTGAAACATGCTCTAGGATTTCAGTATAATATGGATTTTGCTTAAAAAAGCTAAAATAAAAATCATTTAAAGCCGCCATTTGGCAAGCATTCTTATACCTTTGAGTATCACTAATACTGCTTTGTAGCTGTAGCATATAGTATTATATGTCTTAATTTGAATTTTGCAAATAATTTAAATAGATGTAATCTTCTATCGACTTATATTGCTTGCACTTTTCAAAGTTTTCCTTAATTGCATCTATTCTATCGTAGTAAAATTCTGGAGTTAAGTTATTAATGATATTATTAAATTCTTCTATTGATGATAAGTTAACTAGTTGAATTATACCTTTTTCATTAAAAATTGACCCTATATTTGGTGCGCCTAGATATATTGGTATTGTACCAGTAGCAAAACAATTTAATATTCTCTCTGTTATGTATAAATCATCTACATAATTTTCAATTACAATTGAAAACATATAATCCTTTAAGGATCTAAAAATTGGTATCCATCCAGAGTTATCACTTGGTCCACCAACTCCAAAAAATTTATCTATTTTATTATTATCTTTTACTAGATTCATGATTTGTAATCTAGTTAAATGGCCTCTGCACATTTGTTTATTAGATGAAACAATTGAGCAAAGTTTAGTCTTCTCTTGTATTTTTATTTCACCTTCTGCATGGGGTGTATCTGATCTTCCTCCAACCCATATTCCTCCACCAGGAATCCATTTGCAATTTTCATATTTTTTTAAGTATTCAGAATTATGAGTAAACACTTTATTAAATTTTGGTATTAATTGTTCTACAGAACTATATGTTTGTAAATCAATACCTCTTGATTCAAAGATTAATCCATATGAATTTCCTTTAGGAGTATTTAGTTGATCTATCTTAAACATTTCCATATGAGAGTAGAATGTAGAATTATTTAGATCTTTTAATTGTCTGTCCCAATTTATATACTCTGCATCTCTACCAGCTACGGAATATTTTTCATGTGCAAAATGACCATCTAAGATATTCCAAGTTACTTTACTCATATTACAATCCAATCTTGTGGTATGAGATCGTCAAATCTCCATTGACCATTATATGCTGGACCAAACCAATTCGATGGTGCTACGATTTTATTGTTATTTTTATTTATATAAGCAGCCCACCAAGCAAAACTACTATTAGCTAAAATATTATTCTGACAACTAGACATAAGATACATATCCTCAAATGCATGATTATTTTCTATATAAGTAAAATTAATGTCTTTAAATTCGTTAAAAATTTGTTTTGCGTAATCAATTGTATCGGAGAAAACTAAATAGTTAGAAACATTTATTGCTTCAAAAGCTTTTTGATAATAATTTTTATTCATTAT